GTCTGTGATGACAAAGGAGGTTTATGGGATGCTGGACAGAGTCCAGCCTCGTCATAGAACGTATTCCTTGTTTTACCAGATCGCTGAATTGAGAGAACTCCCTATCACTATCAAGGGAACTCTCAAGATCTGGCAGGACTTTGAACGTATTGTGGGAACGAATTATTTTCGTTCCCTCTTGCAATCACGCCATTTATGGCGTGATCCCCAGTTGATGATAAGGTATGCGGAACATTTGGGCCATTCAACTGGCTTCAATTATAACGCACTCCGAAACATCGACGAGAATGCAGCCTCTGCCTTCCTTACTTTTAAGTTCGGATGGGAGAGTATGTATCGTGGGGTTATTGACCTCCTACCGTCCGTCAATCGAGCGACCAAGGATGTAAATGCCTTGATCAATCAGATTGGCAGGACGCACAGTAGGCGGACCAAGAAGACTTGGTCCGAACCGAACGCGAGCATTCCGCCTTTCTTCGGCTTCACACCTCTACGTACAGAAATCTTCGGATCTACTTCCATACAATCGGAAGGGACCCGAGATTGCGAGCTTCGCCTTATGGTGAATACCGCAATATGGTTTCCGCACTTAGACGTCCCAACTCTAAGACGAGAGTTAGTCATAGAGAAACTGGGCATCTATCCAACTCCGAGTGATATCTATAATTTGATACCTTGGACTTGGTTAGTTGATTGGTTTGGCGGTCTAGGCGACTACATATCCTTGATGGATAGTATAGCTAATGACCAGATGATCATCAACTATGGTTTCATAACTTACAAAGAAGTAAGTCGTGCTACCATGAAGGTCGCCGGAGAATTCCAAACTGTGGTAAAGACGAACGTAGACTTTATTGAGCAGGAAAGCGTTACTACAACGCCTATGGTTCATGAAGGCGAGTTCACCTACAAGTACCAACTTCGTAGATCTATACCATCGCTCACTAACGTTAGACAATATTGGGGAACAAATTTGAACCCCAATCAAACCGCTATCCTTGGAGCTCTTGCGAGCGTCAAGGGTGGCAGCCTCGCGAGACGTGATGTCTCGTAAGGTCAACGTCAGTAAACGAAGGATACTCTGACATGGCTCTTGTTGATCCCATCACCGTCGCAGCCAGCGCGCCGACACCAGCACTAACTTTTAGTGTGATTCGACGCGATGGTTATGGTTCTGATCGCTGGGACGTAGCCAATGGCTACCAACTAGCTTTCAACCATTCGACTTCACCTAACAATGGTGAACGGCATTATATGAAGGTGTCGCAGATTTTGGATGCTACCTCTCCCTATATGGGTTTGGTTAGCAAACAAACTGCTAACGTCTCCATTTCTGCTTCGTTCCCACCGTTTGGGTGGAATGCGGCCGCTAAAGCAGCGCTTGTAAAAGCTCTGCTTGACACGCTCGCCGACGCTGATGTCACTACTGCGAAATTTGTTGCTTTTGAGTCGTAAGACTCTCAGCTCATCTTTCGCCTAAGAGGTTAGCATTCGCTGCCTCACAAGGAG